AAGAATGGGCAAACAGCCATTTGTGACATGGGGCATTTGTATACGCGACAGAGTAATACCCCGCCCAAACAAAAAAGAGGGACACCCAGCAAACGCCAGGTGCCCCGTTTCATTGCCCGATCGACCAAAGATCGGGCTCTTTTTTTGGTCGATTCGCGCGGAATCAGCCGATAGGCCAAAACCCTTGGCTCTATTCCACGCGGTTGCCATGGTCTGCCGCCTTGTTTCGCTTGGATCAGAGGCGCAGGCGGCTTCGGCAATGCTGATAGTACGCCAAAAAGCACTGGTGAAAAGTTGGTGCGAATTTGGCGTGGATTTGGTTACGCAGCCTTCAGGTAGTCCATGCAGACCCAGCCGCTTGGGATCCGAGCCCAGTTGCTGAACGTTTGCAGCACCGTCACGCGGGTGCCGTTCTTCAGGCAGCCGTTGGAGTAAGCGTGCGCCTTTGCGTTGGCGGTGAGGTTGCGGTAAGGAACCTTTGAGTAGCCCGTTCCTGCGCCATAGCGGACATGAAGAGCCGATGCGGTCACGCGATACGTGCCGTTGCCTGTGCTCTTGATCGTGCCGCCAGACTTAGCGGCTGCCTTCGTGGCGTAGTCCATGCAGACCCAGCCAGATGGAGTGCGACCCCAGTTGCCCTTGGTTTCGAGCAAGGTAAAGCGCAGGCCGTGCGGGTAGGTGCGGACGATGCCGTAGTTTACGCTGGCACCGCTGCGTACATGAAGCGCGGAAGCGGTTACCGTGTAGGTACTGCCGATGCTATAGCTCTTGGAGCCGTCGTAGCTCGACGGTGCCTGGGTTTCGGTCGTCCCCTGCTCAACGGTGCCGCCAGTCTGGCCAGTCTGCATATAGGCCGCAACGGCTTGCTTGAACTGGTTCAAGCTGCGCCCGTACTGCATGAAGTACTGCAGTGGATCGGTATGGTCGGTGCCGCCCCACATGCGGCGAGCGTCGTTGTGGCTGATCATGCGGTCGATGCCCCAGCCGCGGGAGTTGAGGTAGTCGCCCGCCCATTTGACCGCTTCGTCCCACTGCTTGTCGAAGTCTGCCTGATTGGTTGCATGGGCAAGCTCGATGCTTACGACCTTAGAGTTTCCATTGCCTACGCTCCATGACTTGCGGTTGTCAGCCATCGTGTGGTAGACCACGCTGCCGTCAAGCTCCATCACGTAATGCACCGCGTAGGAGTAGCCGCGAGAATATAGTAGATAGTGGTTGTAAGCCGATGCCCCGGGGTTCGCCGTCTCATGGATAACGAGGTATTGCGGAGTCAGTGAGCCGTGGCCGCTGTTGCAGACAGTCTCCTTCTGCGTGTAGGCATGCGCCGTGCCCGGGAGCATCAGCGTAGCGCCGAGGATCAGCGCCAGCATGAGCGCCGCAAGCTCGGCGAACGCCTTCTTCTGGTGCTTATTCATGCGTGTGACCGTCCTTCCCCACGTTGAAGAGCTTGGACAGGCCGCTGCCGCCGATCTCGGGATTCAATACCGTGGCATTCTCGAAGATGGACATGATCTCGCTTAGGATGATGTACACGCAGGCGGGTACCACGAGCGGCACCGTGAAGCCGAGGTCGATGTGCTTGCTCCCCACCTCGATCAGCACGGCAAGCGCGATGATAAGTACGTACCCCGCCTTGTGCCAGATGCCCTCCCGCATCTTCGAGCTGGACAGCTGCCCCAGCTTCGCGCCCTTGGCGATGCCCGACACCACGTCGAGCACGATAAATGCAACCGTGATCCACACCGCCCAAGCCTGACCGTCACTTAGGATCTGCTCCATGCGCAGACCTCCTTTCTTTGATCGCTGTTTTGCTTGCCAATGGACATTCGCGACTTGCCCATCGACCCTGGGTAAAAGAAAAATCCCAGGCGCACGCACGCTGGAAACAGCGCATTTGCGTCTGGGATTTAGAACCGAAATATGGAAGGAAATGCCGAAATGAACTTGAAGGAAATCGCCTACTGCCACTATTTGCCCGCCAAGCGCAAGCGCCGCCGCGCAAACACGTGCGAAGGCTATGCGTCTGCCCTGCGCCTGCACGTGATCCCGCGATTCGGAGCAATGGAGCTTGAAGACATCACCCACGAAGCCATCCAGGAATGGGTGGACGGGTTTGAGCTGCCAGGAGCCGCAGCCAAAGCCTTCAAAACGCTTAGGCAAGTAATTAGATGGTCGATTGCCAACCTCGGCATACGCATCTGGGATCCGACCATCGGTATCGAGCTGCCCCGCAAGCCGAAAGCGGAAAAGCACGTGCTCACCGCCGAAGAGGTGGCGACCACGCTCCGCGGCTTCTGGGGGCACAAGCTGGAGCCTGCCGTGATCCTCTCATCGGTGCTGGGTTTAAGACCGGGCGAAACCTACGGCATGCGTTGGTCTGACATCGACATGCGCAGCGGTGCCGTGCATGTGCGCAGGACGTTGCAGGAAGTGAGAGGCTTGCTGTTCGAGTATTTGCCCAAGACGGAGAAGTCGGAACGAACGGTTTACCTGCCGCGATTCGCTTTGGATCGGTTGCGCACCGTATGGCGCGAGCAAGGAAGGCCGAAGGAGCGTGTAATCGGATCGTTCAAGCCATCGCAGGCGGCAAGGCGCATAAAGGCATGGTGCAGACGGCAAGCGCTGCCGTACGTAAGCATGTACCAGCGCCGCCATACATGGGCGACCATCGCGGTTGAAGCTGGCGCGGGGATCGAGGCGGTTGCGATGATGCTGGGTCATGGCTCGATCAGCACCACTGCGCAGTATTACTTGCAACCGACGCGCAAGATCTGCGCTTGCGTTCAAGCGCTGGTGAGTGAGCGGATCGTCGGGGCGTGATTCCGTATCCCGTGCGCTGAAAACATCAAAGATGACGCTGCCGAGAATCTATATCGGCGAGAACACCGCCACAAAGGTTAGTGTCTCGTGGAGCATTGACTTCTCAAAGGTCAAAGCCGTGTTTCTCACATACGTCTGCAATGATACAAGCGACCGAATCGTGCTGTCTGATTACGATGCAAGCAGCATCACATTGAGGGGAAGCATCAAGCAGTACATCGGCGCATCGCTTACGATCCTGCACGAGTGATTCCGTATCCTCGATTCAGATCAGAGGGTGGAAGGTACTCACATCGGCAAAGACAAGTGGCACTCCGGGCATTACAAACAGCAAAATCCTCATGGCATACGAAGGGACTGACAAAAGCTGGACTTTTATTCCAATTACGACACGCTGGTGCACTGTGGAGAGCATTGATCTGAAGAGCAGCGGCATATCGCTTACCGTCAATCCGACATACGATTCTTCGGCTATCCAGGTCAGCTTGCTTGCTATTAAATTTAGTCAGTAATTCCGTATCCTCGATATGCTCAAAGAACTTCACGGTCTCTCAATCGAGCACGCCTTACGGTGCGACACTGGAGAAGGTTATCGACATATCGATGGAAGGATACAAACCCCTCGGTATTGTCGGCTTTACGAGCAATCATAATGGCAGCTTCCCCTTTACGGAATGCTGCTTTATCGACGATGCCCACGCAAGGGTTGCCTTTATGAGCCTCGTCCCAAACCATAACGCTTGGGGCTACTCAGAAGCGACAATAACCGTCCTCTATATCAAGCAGTGATTCCGTATCCCCGAAAACCCTTGTTGATGGTCAGATCAAGAGCGGAGAGTCGAGGACCGTGCATGGTATCGCCGACTGGCTCATGGTTGGCGTGTATGCATCGGCGGCAGCGGGAGACAGCGACGACAGGGAGATGCTAATTCCATGTCTGGTTGGCGATAGATTTCTATTAGGGTCAAGCGGTTGCGCGGTAGATGGAAGCAACCCTCGGTATGTATCGGTTAGATTTTCGCTAAATGGCGAGGTGCTGAAATATGTTAACGTCGCCATGCAGGATGTGGAAAACGGCAACATTCTCAACAGCAGAAACGCCAACGGTGTCGTTGGTCTTATCAGGCGCTGACATTCCGTATCCCTCCCTTCGATCACGGTGCAAAGAATTGACGGTTATGTTGGTGGCAGCATAACCGCCCCATCTGTCGATGGATACTCTTTCGCAGCCTGGATTGCTTGTATATCAAGCGGATGGGTTGGTAGTGCATACATCGAGAAGCCGCTAGAGCAAACATCGAGGACATGGATGGTGTCGCAGCGGTGGGAGTCAAGTGAAACAGCGATTGCATGCTACGCCCTTTATGTTCGGCAGTGATTCCGTATCCCCTGCACAGCTCTCTTTTGCAAAACACGTTTCAATAAACGGTGGAAGTATTTCTGCTGTTCGCTCTGGTAATGTTGTCGTACTATCGTTCTTCTGCTCAATGAGCGACTTACCGCACAACGGAAACACCGTGAAGCTGTTCTCGGGTCTTCCTGAAGCGATTGCGATAACCAGGGGCTTCATTGCCGCCCAATATGACAATTTCGTTGCAAACTTTTGGATCGATACAGAAGGCGCCGTTTACGTAACAAACAAATCGGATTGCAATGATGCCTACTGGGTGGTTGGCTCCCTAACCTATATTGCCGCTAAATAGCATTCCGTATCCCGAACGCCGCTTACGGTTGCCGACGTAAAGAGCGGCTTCGTCATCAAAGCGTGGAAGACGGCGCTCGGAGTACAGATTCACGTGGAGGGCAGCAGCAACACCCTCATCCAATCACCAGAGGAATGGGGGTATGAGATCGCTAAGGTTCCCGCCGCTGCTTCGCTCTCCCTTTGTGGCTTGGTCGGTATGATGTGGACAGATGGCGCTAACAGCAATGATTTAATGTGGTTTCATATGTCCAATGGCTCCCTTCACGTTGATTTCAAATCAAAGACTAAAGACTGGCCTAAGACCATACACTGCAACGGCATCATGGCTTATTCGTGATTCCGTATCCCCGAAAACCCTTGTTGATGGTCAGATCAAGAGCGGAGAGTCGAGGACCGTGCATGGTATCGCCGACTGGCTCATGGTTGGCGTGTATGCATCGGCGGCAGCGGGAGACAGCGACGACAGGGAGATGCTAATTCCATGTCTGGTTGGCGATAGATTTCTATTAGGGTCAAGCGGTTGCGCGGTAGATGGAAGCAACCCTCGGTATGTATCGGTTAGATTTTCGCTAAATGGCGAGGTGCTGAAATATGTTAACGTCGCCATGCAGGATGTGGAAAACGGCAACATTCTCAACAGCAGAAACGCCAACGGTGTCGTTGGTCTTATCAGGCGCTGACATTCCGTATCCCTCCCTTCGATCACGGTGCAAAGAATTGACGGTTATGTTGGTGGCAGCATAACCGCCCCATCTGTCGATGGATACTCTTTCGCAGCCTGGATTGCTTGTATATCAAGCGGATGGGTTGGTAGTGCATACATCGAGAAGCCGCTAGAGCAAACATCGAGGACATGGATGGTGTCGCAGCGGTGGGAGTCAAGTGAAACAGCGATTGCATGCTACGCCCTTTATGTTCGGCAGTGATTCCGTATCCCAGTTCAAGGTCGAGACCAAGGACTTTTGGACGGTGATGACGCTCCCCACTGGCTTGCGGGTAGCATGGACTACTGAATACACTGGTGTTGTTGGAGCTAATGACGGCTTCAAAAAAGAGATCGCCCTTCCTTTTAGCGTCGACAACCCTAAAAAGCTGTGCGTGGTCAGCAGCTTGACTGGAACAGACGAGAAGATGCCTGACTACTTCAATTCGCTGACGGTGAAAGTCAATGTCACATCGACGCATGCGGTTGCGCTGATCTGGAACGACTCGCAGGTGCAGCTGGAGAGCCTGTTCTCAATCATCGTGATGGAGCGCACGGTCTACTAACTCCTCATACCCGCGCTTCGCCTTCTAGCGCACCCATGTAAAGACGAAGCGCATTTCGCTGTCTTCGCTGATCGAAGAATCGCGAATCATCCACAGATGAGGATCAGAGCCGCCGCAAAGTCGGCAACCGACTGGCTTAGTCTCGTTCATGACATTGCGCTGCTGTTCGCTATCGAACTCGGTGGGAAGATATTTACCGATCGTCCTAAGCCCGTCAGAGTCAACGAGCTCTGTGTAATTACCGATCGTTCGTGTGGTAACACCGTTGACGTAGAGCGCGCAGAAGTTTCCGCAGACATTGAGCTGAACAGGCGCTTTTGAGTTCCCGCGAGTCGTCATGCACGGAGAGCTGAGGTAGAACGTCTTTGTCTGGGATACGGAATCCCCGAGCTTCTTGGTTTGCTCGGAAATCGTCTTCAGGTCGGCAACCGATGGGAGCAATGCTTCGCATGTTGGCGTAAGCCCGTCCAGCGTGATGCGAGCGATCGGCACCACTGCCGTCAGCCCCGTGTAAAGGTCTCCCGGATCGTAGGTCGGGTCTGCCGCAGCCGCTTCAGTTGCAGCGGTTGCGCCTTGCAACACCTTCTCTTCCAGCGAGGTCACGCCCGTTGATGGGTCCACGGTGATCTCCAGCGCCGCCAAATCCTTGCGGAACTGTGCCTGGCTGCCGTTTGCGATGGCAAACGAGGTCTGCGACTCGTTGACCACCCATCGCCCATCGACCATCAGGCCGCCAGTATCCACGGTAAGCCTGTTGGAGTCCGTCATGGTGCAGGCGAGGTTGTTGAGTGCATCGAGGGCGTAGCGGCCCTTGCCCAGCATGCCAGCCTGCATCAGCGCCTGCTGGTCTGCTGTCACATGCGGCTTGCCCTGCTTCGCGGTCACTACATCGAATGCCATTACTGCTCCCCTCCGTTGATGAATGCCATCGTCTGCGCGCATTGCTCCATCTGCATCTTGCGATATTGCGCGTAGCAATCGGGGCAAAGGTCGAAATCGCGGGTGTCCCCCCGCTCGCCTATCACGCTGATCCTTTGCCATCCGAGCAGGTCTACCTTGTCCCCGCTCGCGTACACGGGCGGCTCTTGGCAGCCGCCGCGATCGCACACCAATTCGATGAATCCTTCAGTTCGCATTAGATTGCCCCTGTCTCGTATTGGACGGTCACAGTGCCGCGGTCGTCCATCTTCATTATCTTTTTGGTGACTTTGGCGCTGGCGAATATGCCGGTCTTTGCATCGGTTCCGCCCACCGTGTCGCCCACATCGTAGAGGTCGAGCGAGGCATCGAGGGCTACGCTGACGGAGTGGGCATCAGCCCAGTACCCTTGCAGCTTCTTGGTGCCGTCCTCGATCAGCTTGTCCTTGTCGGCTGACGAGTAGTTGTAGTACTCGGAATTGTCCAACACCCCTTTAAGCGTCTGCTTCGTGGTGCTTACCGCTCCCTTGTCGTCCATGTAAAGCTCGACGTTGACGCGCTCGCCGTCCTGGCCCTCGCCGCGCCCCACAAGGTGGTTCACTGGCAGGTAGTCCATGTCGATAGCCACGTCAACCTGGTCGGCATCGAATGCCTCGTCCTTGCTCCAGTCCTTGGCTTGCACGACAGAAAGCACGGGCTTGGTGCCGTCGTGCACGATTCGCAGCTTGCCGCCGACTTTCGCAAGCATCGCGACGATTCCGTTCAGGGCATCCTGATACTTGTCGAATGTGTGCGATTTGATTGTGAGCGTGCTCTTCGCCGCGTTTACCTTGAAGCAAGCCGTTAGACCGATGCGCGATACCAGGCTTCTAAGCACGTCGTTGGCGTTGCCGCTGACGGTGAGCGAGCCCACGCCCCCGTCTGGTACCAGCACCTTCGATGCGAGCAGGCCGAACCACGTACGCCCGTGCCACGTCAGGCCATCGTCGCTGGCTATGCCCGTGAGCATGCCGCCGTATGCGGTGCCCTCGCAGTACACGTACATTCCGCGCTCGATCCTCGGCGCAGAATCGGGCATCGTTATCTCCATGTCGTTCTCGGGATCCTTGCCGACGCCGAACGCCATGTCCACGTCGGTAGGCGCGATGGGCATGATGTCCACGCCCTTCGCGCTTTGCAGCATCAGGTCCATGGCAGCGCCACCGCCCTCTCGATAAGGTCAAGCGAGAAGCCCCAGCCTTGGTCCCATGTCACGTCATGCGAGCCGTGCTTGATGCGCTCGTAGATGTAGGAGCCGCTGCCCTCCGCGCCCCTCACGCGCTTTGCGAAAACGTCTTGGCTGTTGCCGTAGCGGTCGGACAGCACCACCGAATCGCCCTTCATGCTGCGCTTCTTTGTGGAATCGATCACAAGAAGGCCGCCAGCGGGTACCGTCACGTCAACACCGTAGCGGTTGCCGCCGATGTAGATGCTTGGCTTTGCCGCGTAGCCGTAGATGGTCAAGCGGAAGTCGCATGGCGCGATCGATACCACCTCCAGCTTGGAGCCGCGGGCGGTGCTGCCGTAGTCGTGCGGGAAGTCGTACTCGTGATCGATTCCGCCCATGTCAGACGATGTGCCCGATGCAGGCATGAACTCGAATCGCGTTTCCCTGCGCCAAATCGGGTCGGGCGCGAAGATGCTCACCGTCAGAAGGCGGTTGGCGTTGGTGTAGGACGGCGCATCGGCGGTGAGGATGTAGCAGTCAAGCTTCCACCCATCGACCTCCCACGTGCCAGGTGTGCCAGCGTCCAAGTCAAGCGCCAAAAGCTCCATCATTAGGTTTGCCTTAGCCTTGTCGGCGCGGCGCGTGAAGCTAAGCTCGCCAGACATCTTGCGCTCATCGCGCGAGGGCAACGCGCCCGAATGGGCGTAATCCCATCCGAGCGCAGCAACCGATGCGAGCGCTATGCCTTCGCGCCCCGACACATCGAAGACCGTCCCATTGGCGGTCGTGTATGTTGACTGTCTCATACAGAAGCACGTACCTTTCGCTTGAAGTCGCGGTCGGTCATCGTGGGTGTGTAGTTCTCGATGATGTACGGCAGGTTCTGGTCGAGCCATTGCAGCACCGCCAGGAAGCCATCGCCGCCGCCGTCAACATCAATGCCAGCGCCAATGCCGCCGAGAACCTTCGGCGAGAGCGGAAGAACCGCCTCGTCGTAGCGGCGGTTGTCGCCCACGCCGATCAGGTGCGGGGAGTTGGCGCCGAACAGGCCGCCCTTTGCGTACCACGAGACGCTCACAGAAGGCACGGAGCCAGATTGCGGGTCGAACTTGCCGTTCATATGGAAATGCGGCAGCGCACCGACGTTTATACGGGGAATCGTGAGCCGCATGCCGTTCACGCTCGACTGAATGTTGCTTACGCACGTTCTGATGGCTGACATGGCCTGATTTCCCGCGTTTCTGGCGCTGTTCACGAAGCTGTTGAAGGAGTTGCCGCACGATGACATCGCAGACTGGCAGGAGGAGGCGAGGTTTCGCATACCAGACGAAGCGCTGTTGGCTGCGCTGGACACGCCGCTAGACATGGATCGAGCCTGCCCGTTGAGCAATCCCATGGCAGCTGCGGCTGTTGCGCAGCTGCCGGCAGCGGCCGCGCATGCTCCCGCAAGGGTTGCCAAGCCGCCGGCAGCAGCGCCAGCCCCGCCAGCGGCAGCGCCGGCAGCGCCGCCTACTGCGGCAAGCGAGCCAGCGGCGGCGCCGCCGCTTCCCGCGATCGAGGGCAACGACCCTGCCATCTGGTTGAAGGCTCCGCACACCACGGAAGCCGAAGCGCCCAAAGCGCCCATCGCCCCTGCAATGGCGCTAAGCCCAGCGGACACGATGCCAAGCGAGCCGCCGAGCAGCCCCATCGCAGCCGCAAGCAGCCCGATGGTCGCAGCACCCATTGCGGCACCTGCGCCGACGAGCACAAGGCCAGCGCCAGCGAGCATGGCGCCGACGCCAACCACGATAAGCGCTGCGCCCAAGACAAGGGCACCAGCGCCCATCATGAGCACGTACGGTGTGCCCATCGCCACGGCAGACGCAACCAGCATCAAGCCAGGGCCCGCGATCATCGCGCCCACGCCAACCACGATAAGCGCCGCGCCGAGCACAACAGCCCCCGCCGCGAGCAGGACGCACCCTGCGGCGGCGAGCACAGCACCAGCCGCCACGATGACTAGGCCAGCGCCCATCACGGCCAGGCCGACACCAGCGACCAAAGCGCCAGCGCCGAGCGCCAGGCACCCAACGCCCAGCGCCGCGATGCCGATTGCGCCCTGGGTGCCGTACTGCGCGATGATCGGCAGCTGCTGCGCGAGCATCGACATGCCAGCGGTTGCAGCCAGTATGCCGACGCCGATCAGGGCAATGGCGGCGCCGAAGGCGATCATGCCGACCGCTCCGGCGGTAAGAGCGGGGCCGATGGCGGCGGCACCAGCGGCAAGCAGCGCGATCGCAGCCACCATGCCGACCATCACCGCGACCGCGGCAGGCCCTGCGGCGGCAAGCTGGATCGCGGCGTTGGCGATGATGCCCAAGCCGACCGATGCCAGCAGCACGCCAGCGCCGAGCGCGATGAAGGCAACGGCAATCGAGAGGATGTTCTTCGGCTGAACCTTATTCAGCGCCTTGGCAAGCTTCTCGATCGCGCTTGTGCCCTTCGGTGCGCTCTTCGGCAGCTCCTCGGTGGCCTTGCCCACTGATGCAAGCCCTTGCGAGACGGCATCGACGACCTTGAAGGCCGCGAATGCACCGGCAAGCATGGTGATAATGGGCGCGAGCTGCGAAGCGTGGTCCTTCAGGAATGCGCAGGCGTTGCCCACGGCCTGTATGATCGGCTGCAACGCGTCCATCGCAGCTTTGAGCACATCGGCTGCGCCGGCTGCGCTCTGCTCCGAGCCGTCAAGGCCGGTCAGTGCGCTCAGCACGCCGCCGATGAAGCCGACTAGGTCGGACACGGCCTGCCCCAATGTGGACATGGCATCGGAGAACGCCTGAGCAGCGCCGTTCTCCTGAAGCTTCGCGCCAAGCTGATCGACCCAGCCCATGAGGTTGGACACCGCTTGCGCGGCAAGGTCGCCAGCCGCCTTGATCTGCACCGTCATGGCCTGGGCAGCGCCGGAGATTCGGTCGGTGCCGAACGCCTGGATCACGCCCGCAACGGACTTGACCACGGAGTTCTGCAGGTTGGCCATGCTGGTCGCGATGCCGGCGGTGCCAGCCTTCGCCTGCTCGGCGAACGACGCGAAGCCGTCAAGGCCTTGCTGGTCAAGGTCGACGAAGGCCTGCGTGAAGTCGTCGATGGAGACCTTGCCTGTCTTCATCGCCTCATAGAGGTCTTGGCTCGATGCCGAAGCCCCAAGGAGCTTCTTCGCCACCTGATCGAGCTGGCCAGGCATCGCGGTCTGGATGCTTCGCCAATCCTCAAGCTCTGGCTTGCCCTTGGAAAGGGTCTGCGCGAACTGCTCCAGTGCGGCTTCCTGCACCTGCGTCGAAGCGCCGCCGGCAAGAAGCGCGTCGTTGAACGCGAGCATGATGTCGGTCGATCTGCCGACGTCCTTCACCGTGGGCACGATCTTCTGCACACTCGACGTCATGGCATCAAGGCGCGTCGGCAATCCAGTGAGGTGGTCGCTCATCTTCTGGATCGCCGCGCTTGCGTCCGATGCCTGGTAGCCCAATCCGCTAAGGACGCGTGGGAAAGCCGCCATCGTGTCCACGCGGGACACAGCCGCACCGATGGAGTTGCTGATTGCGCCCATCGCTGCGGTGATGCCCGTCTGCACGGTGCCGGCAACGGCGCCGGCAATAGCCGCCATCTTCGTGCCGAACGTGCCGAACGTGGCCGTTGCGGTCTTCAGGCCGCCCATGCCACGGTTGAAGCCGCCGCTGAACTTCGAGCCGCAGGCGGTGCCGTTCGCGCCGAACATGCTTGCGGTCTTGCCGGCAAAGCCGTCCATAGACGGCATGATTGATACGTAGGCTGCGCCTACCTGATTGGCCATGGTCGGTCACCTTTCGGCTTGGACCATGCCTAACACTTTGTCGATCTCCGCCTTGTGCGCGAGTGCGGCATCGGCTGCCTGGCGGTTGCGGTGGCGCTCCATCGGAGTCTGCAGCGGCTTGGGTCGGTTGCGCCCCTTGCTGCCGTCCTTGGACTTCTGCCACGTGAGGATGCGCAGAGAGTACTCGATCGACCAGAGCAGCCGCTCTGCATCGCTCCATATCAGGTCGGGGCAATCACGGCGCGCCGTGCGAGATTCCTTGGGAAGCTGCTCCCAAAGGATGCCGTACATGGTGCCGTCCGCAATGGCATCCATGCCCTCGTCGTCAAGCGGCAGGTCTATTCCGTAGTACTGCCTAAAGTCCGCAACCAGCTCCGCGCGGGCGTCGATCCACGCGCGCACAAAGCCTATTAGTTTTTTGCCGTGGCTTCCTCGGCAACGTGCTCCAGGAACGCCGCAAAGGCATCCTCGCTTGCGCCGAGGTCGGACACGGTGCCGTCCTCTTCGGGGATGCGGTCAAGCGCATCGTCGAGGTTGCCGCAGAGGATCTTGTCGATTGCCCAATAGCCGCGGTTGGCGTCCTCAGTCATGCCGGCAAGGGCTCGCTGCACCTTCACGGACTTCACGGCAGCGCAGTCGATGCGGAACTTCTCGCCGCGGAAATCGATTGTCTTGATGTTGTCGGAGTGCTTCTTGGTGTTAGCCATGGTGGTTTCTCTCTTTCTAAGTAGGCTTCGTAGGCTCATGCACGGTGCATGCCTTCCTGGGGCGTTCCCACGCCTACAGATGGGAGCGCCCCAGGAAGGCGACCGCGCTAAATAACAGCGCCCACCGTTGCGGTGGGCGCTTGATGCTCATTTAAGCTGCATCGGTCTCAGTCGACTCGAAGTAGTCGTAGCAGGTGTTGCCCTCGGAGTCGGTGAGGTACTTGATGGTCAAAGGGCGCTGGCAAAGCTCGGAGGACGCGATGGTGAGGTCGTCGAGCTCGGAGGACTGGCCCTGCGGCACGACCTTGCGCCAGCGGCGGTTGTTCTTCAGCACCAGCTCCAGCACGTAGATGAATGTCGGATGGGAGTTCGAGTTGTGCTTGACGGAGATGACGCCGTTCTCGTCCTTCACGTTGTCCTCGCCGTACTGGCGCTTCAGGGTGCTTGCCTTGATCTCGGCGAAGGTAACCTGCGCGGACTCGACGCGGTTGGAGTTGGAGGAGTCCATGAGGTCGCCGTTCATATCGACGGTGTCGTTGGAGTCCTCGTCGATGGTCTCCACGTAGCCGTCCTCGGAGATGAAGCCAAGGCACTCGAAGGCATCGCCGAGACTGGTCTTGATGTCGGTTGGCAATGCGGTGCCTACTGGGGCGGAATAGATATAGCCGCCCTTGACGCCCTTGCCGGAGGATACGTTCTCCTGGTTGTTGGTTTTGGATACAGTTTTTGCCATCGGCAAATCCCTTCTTGTCATTCGCAAAGGCGCAGGGAAACCTGCACCGTATAGCGAGAACGACCCGTTTGAGGGTCGTTCGATCGATAGGTATTTGTAGGCTTTGGGTTGAAGATGTTCGGCTCTTCGTCGAGGTCGCGCACTGCTTCGCGCACTCTCGCCGCGATCGCGGCCGCATCGCGGCGACCAGGCTTGCCAGCCCAGCAGTCAACGTCCAGAAGGACGGGATCGGCAAAGCTTGAGCCGCCGCCGACCTGCTCGACGACGATGTACTGGTCTGGCGGCGATGCGGGGACCTCAAGAAATGCGGGGAGGTCGAGGGTGGCTTTTAGCTTGCGGGCCACCACCGCTTCCACGTCCATCATCTGCCGCCGCCTGCACCGGCTCTGCCAGCCGCCTTGGTCAGCGTCTTGTAATGGAACTCATCGACCATCGCTTCAATGTTCTCCGTTGTGACCAGGTAGCCAGTGCCGAGCGAGCCTTTGAAGGGCTCCACGCCGTACACAGCGCCAGGGCGAGCAGACGAGTCGGCAGCGCCCTTCACCGCATGGGCCTTGCCACGAAGCATGCCCTGGATGTTGGGGTTGGCCATGACGGCTGGATAGCCAGCCTTCTTGGCCTTGTAGCGGTTCAGTCGCACCTTGCATCTGCACTTAACCATCCGTTCTGGTCACCTCCACGGTAAGGTTGTAGCCGCCAGGGGTGTTGGCGGCGGTGTATGGCTTCGGATCGCCGATAACCGCGAAGCGCTCTCCCCGTACCAAACAGAAACAGCCCCTAAGCGGGGCTGTCCATGTCTTCGGGAAGTGAAGCGTGTACTCGACGCTCACGCCTTCGGGGCGGGTCTCGTCCAATGATTCGGTCGATCCAGGCTGCACGATCACCTGCACCGCCGTTTCCGTCGGCGTTGAGCTGATCGGCTCGCCCAGATCGTCAAGCTCGGTGTCGGCGCTGATTACCGTCACTGTCTCTGTTGCAAATAGGTTCATTGCCGCTCACGGTCCTTCGCTGTCATGGCGGGGATAGAGCCGATGCGCGTTCCCGTCAGGCCAAGCCGCCTGCGGTCGTTCTTGCCGAGCCACAGCTCTGCTGTTGGATTCGCGAAGGTGACCGACGCGTTGTAATCGCCAGCCGCTTGCGAGAACTGCGTTGCGCCAGCCATACCGAGCGGGACGTTATACGCACGCGACACGACCGCGCACGTCACCGCCTTCGCCGCAGCATCGAAGATCGGGTGCTCGCCCTTGGCGTACACCTGTGCATAGCGTTCCATGTACGCACCGAGCAGCATCGCGCTTGCGTCCTCCAGCAACGCCTCGACCCTCGCAGAATCGCCTTCGGCTACCGCGCCGTAGCGCGCCTCGTAGTCGGCAAGCGTCGCAAAGGCCTCCATCACAGCGCCTCGTACAGCTTCACGAGCTCCGCCTTCGTTGCCTTCTTCGGGGCGAAGCCGCCAGCGGCTTCGATGGCGGCGTGAAGCTCGGCCACCGTCATGCCAGCGGGGTTCGACTCTCCGGCCGCTTCATCGGTCTGATCTTCGGGAGCCTTATCGGTCGGTTCTTCTGGCTCGGCCTCGGTTTGCTCTTCGGGCTCTTCCACGGTCGGCTCTTCTGCCGCTGTCACGAAGCCAGCGGCTTCAAGCTCGATGAAGCGATCGGCGGTAAGCTCAACCGCATCGCCCGCGTAATGGATCTCCAACGTATCGCGGTCGCGATACGGGTATGTCACTGATGCGTGCATGTAGGCTCCTCCTCTTTAAGCGGTTGCGGCGATGGTGCCCTTGACGATCATGTCGATGTACTCGGCGAAGAAGATGATGCCGGTGTACGCGACGGTGTCGTATGCGAGGCTCTTCAGCTCGCTGGAATGGTTGATGGCGATGTAGCCGGACTCGTCGGTGTAGAAGCCGAAGAGGTCGTCGCCCTCGGTGCTGGCGGTGTAGACCTTGACGTTTTTCTTTACGGTTGCGTAGATCGTGCCTGCGGGGACGGAGCCAGTGGACACGAGGGTGCCGAGGCCCGCCCAGTTCTCGATATAGGAGATGCCGAAGGCGGAGAAGACCTCGGAGTCGGTGATCTGCTTAGCGAAGTCGACTGGGTTCACGAAGTAGATGACGTCCACGTCGCCGAAGGAGTAGTCCTCGACGAGGTTGTCGAGCGCGGCCCACGCGTTCGCGGCGGTGGCGACGAGGTTCTTGCCGGTGACGGCGGTGGTGCCTTCGCCGGCGAGCACGTTGACGAAGTCCTTCTTGATGCCGCGCTGGATGTCGGAAGTCATCGCGGAGTCGGTCTCGTCGACGGCGGCCTCGTAGCCGCGCTTCTTGATTTCCTGCAAGGTGGTCTTCTTGCGGTAGGGCTTGATCGCGACCTCGTAGGTATTCACGTCGACCCAGGTGTACTTGGATTCCGGAATCTCCTGCCCCTCGACGTACTCGGCCTCGGAGAGCTTGCCGGTGATTTTCTTCTGGTGCAGCGTCTCGCCGACGTTCGCCTTGATGGGGTCGCAGGCGGAGAGCATCTTCGCGAGCTTGTCGATGGATTTGGTGAAAGTGTCGACGATGTAAATGTTTCGGGCTGCTGCGAGGGTCTTGATATCGGGCATTCTGGCCCCTTTCTCCTCTTACTTGAAGAGGTCGATGTTGGCCGCGATGGCGGCCATGCATTCTTTCTTGTCCTCGATTCCGAGGATGTCCTTCTTGGAGAGCTTGCCTGGCTTCTGCTTCTGTCCTGCTTCCGGCACGCGCGGCGCGCCGCCCTGCGGATTCGCGATTGCCGCGATTGCCTTGGCCTGCGCGGTGAGGGCTTCCTCGTCCTCCCCGTTGAGCGATGCGACCAGGGAGCGGTCTACGCCGGTGGCGGTTGCCACAGAATCGATCAGCGCGTTGCGCGCTTTGGCGGCTTTGAGGCTGTTGTTCTCCTCTTCGAGCGCCGCAAGCCGCTCCTCGACCGTGGGGTCCGGCTTCGGTGCGGACTGCTTCAGGCCTTCCAGCTCTGCGCGGTTGTCCTTCGATCGCTTCTCCCACTTGCGCGACTGTGCAATGGCCTCCTCGTAGAGAGCCTTGTAGTCCTTCTCTTCTCCCGCTGCGGTTTCGGCTGCCTGATCCTGTGCAGGTTCGGCGGCTGCCTCTTCGGCTGCTGGTGCCTGGTCTGGCTTTGGCATTCTGCCCTCCTTCTTGCGCTGTGCAGCGCTTCGGTTTGCCCCGTGCGGGGCGTTTTCAGGTATGAAAAAAGGCACCCGTGCGGGTGCCTAGGTTCAACTGGCGGATGGGGCGGGATTCGAACCCGCGGAGCCTTGCGGGGCTCACCCAGTTAGCAACCGGGCGCGATAAGCCGCTCCGCCACCCATCCAAGATAGCTATTCTGAATCGTTGGTCGGGGCGGCGGGATTCGAACCCGCACGGGCTTGCGCCCGCCAGCTTCTGAGACTGGCGCGTCTGCCTGTTCCGCCACGCCCCGATGTGGTATAATTTTTTTAGCGAATTCGCATGGTAAGGCCGTCTCTTCCTGGGTTAATTCACAGGGGGTTGAGACGGCCTTACCTTTTGTACTCCCTCAGCGAGCCCTGTTTGCCGACGAAAAGTATCCGTGTGATATCCAAGAACTCACCAACGTATCTTTCATCTTTAATGAACTCGTCTATCGCGTTCATCATCTCAATGTCGCTGGCATCGCATGCAACATTGCTTATCAGAAGATTCCCCGTCCCTTTTCCTGCTGAATTTTTGAGCTGATTCTTGACTGTTTTCTCATTGAAGCCTTCAGGAATCTTGAACTCGAACAACTCATCATCGAGATACGCATCCGGTGTTTTGGACGGAGGCTTTTCCTTTAAAAAGAGAACATTTATTCCAAACATCGAAACCAACTCGGCCGTTTTGAACTCTTTTTTCCAAGGATGAGCACCTGACTCTTTGTTGATTACGCCGTTTCTGCCAACCACTCTGTTCTTGAGGGCGTTTTTCACAAACCCACTTGCATCGACCGTTTCATCTATGGCTTTCAGTTTTTTCCAAACTTCATAGGCTTCTCTTGGGTTATGTCCCTCAACCAACACTGCCAGCGGGTCCTTCTCGAACCCAGGCACAACCTTGCAGTCGCAGTTCCTGTGGAAGTGTCTCCATTCGCCTGCCGTCTTGCGCGTGTGGTAGACCGCGCCGCGACTCGCGAGCATAAGACAGAACGTGCATGTCTCGAAGCCAGTCGGAACACGGGCAAACCTCGCGCCCTTGTCCTTGTCACGCCCGACGTTGGCGATGATGGTCTCATTGAGGCTTCGGAAGGCATCGTTCCTGGCGTACTCGCCGCATGCCTTCGCGAACGCGGAATCGCCGCCCTTCGCGAGCTTCTTCGCCTGGTACCTTGCCACAGCATCAGACTTCTCAGGCGAGTAGACCGCCATGGTGATGGCCTGGTCAAGGCTTATCCCCTCGGATTTTGCGCGGTGGTCGTACCATTCGGCGGCGAATTCCGAAGCAACATCGTCATACCCCTGCACATAGCCTTCCATGATCAGCTTCGCCGCTTCGCGCTTCTCAGCGACCGAAGCAGTTGGATTCTGGCTGCACCAGTTCAGCACCGAAGACTCGACGTCCGATGCGGCCTTGTTCCCGATCTTGTCAACGGCGAGGTTGTAGGCATCGAACTCACTCCGCGAGATCATCGGACTGCTCCTGGATCGGCTCGCTCGGCTCCTCGCCGCCCGATGCTGCAACCACGCCGCTTATCAAGGCAGAGGCAGCCGCCTTGGTGACGTTGCGGCGGATCTCCGATTCGACGTTGCGCACCTCGTCATCGTCCAGGCCGTTCAATCGCCAGAAGGTCGGGGTGCCGGCAAAGCCATCGACCACGGAAGCGAGCTTGATGGAGCTGTCGGTCTGCTGAGCCAGGGTCGGCATTGCAGGGTTAAGGAAATGCACCGAAACATCGCATGAATCCTGCGCTTCCTCGTACGTGGTGCCGCGCTCCGTTGCGATCGCGGCGGTGGCCACACGTGTGAGCGCTGCCTTCGCTTCCTTGATGAAGCTCTTGCACTTGAGGATCAAGGGCTCGTTCTCGGCATAGATCGCCTCGGCGCTAGACGGGTTGTCCGACATGATTCCGAACTGCCCGACGTGGATTCCCGTTGCAGCGCTCATTCGCTTGCAGAGGTTGGCGAAGTGCTCTGTCATGGGCTGCATGCTCGGCTGCGTGAGCTGGCCGAATTGGGGAATCTGCCCCTCGCTGTTCATCGAGACTTCGAAGATGGAGCCGATGAACGCGCTCCATTTCGACTTGTCCTCAAAGGCATCGCCATCGGTGCCGAGCAGGTACTTCTGCGTGGATGCGGCGAAGGCAGCCGCGATCTCCTCGTTCACGTTGGCTCGCATCGCGCAGTCTATCAGCCATCGCACCTCGGAGTTGATGCGCGAAACGCCGAACGGGCGGTCATCGTCTGGGTTGTGCGGCATGATGAACATGGGCACAACACCAAGGCCGTGCTCGATGTACTCCGCATACCAATCCCCATCTCCGTTGTCTCGCAAGCGGATAAGGCAATCGGGCAAGAGAACATCGACCCAATTTGGGCGGTTGGTGACGCGCCCGTTCTCACGTTCGAAAGAGACTACCCACATGCCAGACGATAGGCACTCGTTCACGTCGTCCCATATGCCAGTGGACAGTGTGGGCGGGTACGATGTGATGCGGGCGTGCCCGTCATCGTCGGCGGTGACGACCCACATGCTGAAGCAGTATTTGAGCGCGGAGTTGACCGCCTTGCCAACGCGGGTGTCCATGAAGTTTCGCCGCGATATCCGCTTCAGCAGCGCGTCGGTGTCTATGTCCTCCGGTGCGGTGAAGCCGTCGAATGAAAGATGGTCGCGCATCACCTCAACGCACTTGTAGCCCCAACCGCATGCTACTTCCAGATCGGACAACGTGTCGGGAACAGCGATGCCAAGATCTTTGAGCATGTTCCTGGCCTCGTAGTACTGGGAGCGGGCAAGGTTTCCGCTGTAGTGCGATTGCCAGTTGCTCAGCAGCTCCAGCACGATCTTCCGATGCTCTGGGGCCAAGCCGCTTGCAGATGCCACAGCGTAGGGAATGGTTATAGCCAATTAGCTTACCCTTGCCTTTCTCTTTGGGTTCCTCTTCGAAACGGTGATTCCGAGCATCGCCAAGCCAGCGGCCTCTATCGGCGATGAGTTCTCGCCGCCGAAGCCCCAGCCGCCAGCCTTGCCTATCTCGCGGCGTGTCGATGTTGCCGCCGACAAGTCAAGCGCGGGGCATTCGATGTGTGTGATTTGATTTGTCCGCGCCGCATCGAATATCAGGTTCGCGGCGGTTACCGCCTGGTCTGTGGTGGGGCGCATAACGTATCCGCGCGGAACGCCCAAAGCCGCCATCCGATCGCAAAGCGAGCCAGCGGCGCTCTTGCCGTCGATGACAACGGTGCTTGCGCGCCCTGCGCGGACGGTCAGCCAGCTCACAAGCCATTCGATTCCGCGAGCGGTCGATTCGCAGAACGGAAGCTCAACGTGCACGGCTCCGCCGCTTTGCGCGGCAACCGCCAACGCCACCGTTGCGCCATCTGGGGAGAACTTCACGCCGTAGGCAACCTTCTTGAATCGGGTGGGTGCAATCGCGGCTGGTATCTCGCTCTCGCGCCAAAGCTCCTCGCCGATAAGCGGCTTCTCAACCTGCTCGATCGGCGGCAGCCAATAGCCTAGGTACTCTTGCGCGATTCCTAGGTCATCGCCCTTCATGCCGTAAACGCCGGTGCGGATGTCGGCGGCTTCGACCAATCCTTCTGCCAAAGATGGGTTGGCGGTCGGCCATCGCGACTCGTCCATCGGGTCGCCCACCTCGTCAACGCCGTACTCCAGCCAGCAAAGGTCATCGCCTGGCGTTCCCCAGGCTTCCTCGCGAAGCTCCTTGAATCGGTCTGCCGTGCATCCCGCACGTGTGGGGGTTCCCACGTAGATTAATTGCGAGTTCCTGTGCGGAGAGTGGGTGGTGGTTGGGTTCAACGTCTGCGTCTGCGATTTGGTCAGCAGCTGCGCCTCGTCGTAGATGATCACATCGAATGAGTAGCCAAGCGATGCCGAGTCGGTTCTTGTTGAGAAGCAGAGAACGCCGCCGTTGGCGAACTCGAAGCATTCCTGCGCGGTCTTGCTCTTCGCATCGGAAACGTGGCGGTTCAGGTATCGCGGTGCGTCCGGGTCGTTTGCTCGCTTACCGAATATCTTGCGGAAACGGGCAAGCATCTCGCACGTCGTCGAGTAGTTGTGGTCCGTCCAGAGTACGGAGTAGCCAAGCTCGAAGACCAAAAACGCAGCCCAGATGATCGCGTCGTGCGATTTTCCAGCCTGGCGCGGAACCGACATCCCGCACCTTCGGTGGATCCACTTGCCGTTCGCGTCGATGCACGACCAGTCGGCAAGCGGTGTGCGCTGCCATTCGCCAACGCCGTATCCGATGATCGCCGCGAAGTCAACGACCTCGTCAAGCAGGTCGGTGTGCCCACGGCTTGAGGACACGTGCTTACGTGGCTGGCATCTTCGCGGCGATCCTGGCGGCGATGGAGTCAAGGGCTTGATCGACTGGATCCCCATCACCTCCACCTTCCAACCGCTCCAATTCATCTATCGTTGCGCGGTACTCTCGCGACAGCCCAGCGATCGCCTGCGGGGGCGCATCGTTGAGCGCCGCGCGAAGGATCCCGCGAAGCTCGATCAGCCTTTCTGCGGTGCTCTTCGGCTGCTCGCCCTTGGGGGTCACTGGGCAAGGATCCTGGACAACGCCATCGGGCGGCGCGTCTGCCGCCCAAACCCTCTGCACCGTCGACTTCGAGCAGCCCATGCGCCGAGACGTCTCCGTTACTCCGAGCTGGGGAAACATGGTCACGATCGCCTTGCGCTCAGAAGCGGTAAGCTTGCGCACCTTTCCCATTTCATTCAGCTCCTTTTCCCTGTTAGCTGGGTAAGCTTGAACACCGTGGGAAAAAAGGCGCAATGCGGCAGGGGTAGCCGCTGCCACGGCAGGAGGGGTATACCCCCAGGTCACCAGCTAAAACTTGTTTTGCAACCAACGTCTTTTGCCCGTGGTTTGGGCGGTGCGTTGAGCGATTCAAGGCTCTTGTTACCCCTTCGCTCGTTGCAGATCCTGTGTGCCGGCGCGACGTTGGAAGGATCGATGGGCGAGCCGCCCTTCGACACCGGCACGATCTCGTCAACCTCGAAGCTCATAGGGTGGCCAGCAGGAAGCGAGTAGTCGATTGCGCCGCCGCAAAGATGGCATGGCCTGCCTTGGTCTTTGAGCCATGCGCGAACCTTGCGCCTTGCGCTGCCGTTTGCGTAGCGCCCCTGCTTCTTCCGCTTAGGCTTCGCTGCCTTGAAGTCGACAGCGCATTGACGGCAGAAGCCGCCGATGGTCTCTGTGGTCGACCTGCCGCATGCTAGGCAGTATGCCATTCGCATCTACCTCCGTAGGCTCGGTAGCAAGCCACCGCATGGAGCATTGCATGTGCTACTGCAGTGTCATAACGTGAAGCGGCCTTAGCCATGTAATCGATCGTCAACGCTTGCCCTCGATTCCAGCCATAAAAGAAGGGAGCCGCCACCGCTCTTTCAGCGGTGCGCAGCTCCCTTGTGGACATTTTTGACGGCTACAACATAGCACCTTTGCCGTTTGCATTTGTTTGCAATTGTTTGCATTTGTTTGCAAAAGTAGGCAAATGTTTGCAATCAGACGGCAGGATGCCGTGGCAATCGGCGGGAATGCGGCAGGAATTCGTAGAGCTCGATCAAGGCTTCACCTTCTGAGTGGGTGCACCACGACACCGAGCGGTCAAGCGCCGCCGCCACATCGCGCCACATGCTGCCGTTGATGTAGCGGTGCTCAATGAGCATCGAGTACTCTTGCGTTGGCATGGCGCAGAGTGCGGCCAGGCATTCGGCAATAGAAGCTTCCCATTGCGCCGATGCATCGCTTATCGCAGCATCGATCGCGTCAAGCTTGGCCACACCGTCCGGCACAGCATCGCCGTAGGAATTAGGGCTCGCCGGCAAACCCGTGTACTGCATCCCCTTCACTTGCATCGCGAAGAGCTGGTCTGCTCGGCGTATCTGCATCTGGTCCAGCCGCTGCCTTGCCGACCTCACGGAACGAAGGTAGTCCTTCGCCCTGCTGATCCTCAATCGGTCGTACTCGCTTCGCGATTCCTCTTTCATATGCCCTCGCTTTTCTTTGCCGCTGATACGAGAAAACCCCCGACCGATGATCGATGGTTTCTCAAAGTAGGAAGGAGTCCGTGGGACGAACAGATCTCATTATAGGGAAACGAAACTACCGTGTTATATCCCGTGTGTTCATCCTGTGAATCTGGCTTGCTCTTCCCCCTTGCTTCCTCCCTTCTTGCCTTGCATTACTTTTGCATGGCGAATGAATCATCGGTCATCCGCTGAAAGTAGCGCTCTGACCTGCTGTTGGCGTTGGGAGAACCGCAACCGACTTGGCGGCGGCTCCGTTTCGCCGCCGTTCTACCGCTTGGCCCTCTTGGTTCCACACTCTGGGCAATACGTCCCGACCTCTGAGTAGAACGTGTCGCAGCAGTAGTCGCAGTGCCATTCCTCTACGTTGAGTACCTTGTAGATAGTGGCGTTGTCGTAATGCTCGCTAAGACCGCGCTTATAGCCATATGCCCCGCCGATTATCGCTGCACACAGTATGGCCACGACGATCACGGGGATCCATGGCACAAGCTTCTCGTTCATTCCTCCCGCTCCTTCTTTCTGCTCGGCACCTTAGCATCGATCAACTCCACGCACTCGACCGCGGTGCCGCAATAGTCGTCGTACTCGTCCATGTCGCGCTTCATCCGCATCTCGTGCCTCTCTGCGCACTCCTTCGCCATGGCCTCGTCGGAGAACGCGCGCACGTTCCATTCCCACTTGTCCTCCCATTCGCCGCCATAGTCGGTGACGAGCCAGATAACGCGCTTCTCGCTCATCCTCTCTGCTCCTTCGCCTTGGGGTCGCTGCACCACTCACGAAAGCTTCTCTCGCACTCGCTGCATACATGGCATTTCTTGCCGAAGCGGTAGATCCCGCGGTATGGGAATGATATTCGACGCAGGAAATCCTGCTCCACGAGCTTGCCGCACCGGTCGCACTTGTACATTCTCATTGCTGCTCTTCCCCTTCCTCCTCCTTGCCATTCAGCCAGCGCTTGAAGCTCTTCAGGCATTCGCCGCAAAGGTCGATGGTCTTGCCTGGCTTCCAGCCTTGGGTGAAAAAGAAGCGCGCCTTCGCTTTGGTAAGCTCTTTCCTGCATCGGTCGCATCTATAGATCTCCATTGGGATCCTCCTTATCCATGTTTGAGCTTGCCTCCATGATTCGGCGCTCGACCACCGCTTTGAGCGCATCCTCCCAATCTTGAATCTCACGCATTAGCCTCTTATGGCTGGCTCTGGTCATCTCACTGAATTGGAAGAGATGCAGTAGCTTGAGAAGTGTCGGATCGTCTTCAATGCCACAGGCCTTCGCTCTGCGCTGAAGGTCTACGATCTCGCGAAACGCTATCATTCGACCACCACCGCGCCGCATTTGGAGCAGTAATTAAATTCGCCGCTCACGCGGTAACCTTCGTAATCCTCAACGACGTTTCCGCACTCTGAGCACTCAAAGCCGTTCGCGCAGGCTCCGGTCTTGGACTCGTCGTAGATGTTTCGGCACGTCTGACGCCCTACCATGCCACAGCGCGCCCATGCGACCATCATGGCAGCCGCATCGACCGATGGCGGCTCGCCACTGAGGACGTAACGCTCAAGGTTGTTCGCCGCCGACTCCAATGTCCAGCTCATTCGACCACCTTCTCCGCTTCTTTTATTCGAGATTCAACCTCTTTGGCGATGTTTCGGCACCATGCCTCCATCTCGTTTAAGTACGCTTGGAAATTGCGAGTAGCAACCTCTTGGAACTGCAAGTAGTGGAGCAACTGAGCGAGAGACTTGTCGTCTCCAATGCCAGCCGCTTCCGCCCTCTCCTCTAGCAACTTGTACTCGGAAAACGTCATTTGTCTACCACCTCCGCGCCGCAGTTGGGGCAGTTGCGCCACCCGTAGCTCGGCTTCATATGTTCGAACTTCTCGCCGCACGCGGTGCATCGCATCCCCCACGAGCGGGAGCCGTGGTCGATGGTGCACTCGACCATCTGGCACGTCGGGCGGTCGATGAGGTCGGCGACGGTCTCGCCGATTGCCATGCCCTCCCCCATCACGTCGAGGACTGACTGTGCGACCATGACGTCGAGCCACCCATGCGGGTTCTCGCGCATAATCTCACGCATACGCGCTGCTACCTCGCGCCGCTCTTCATCGCTAATCATTCATCCCCCTCTGCTTGCACGCCTTCGAGCAGTAGCGGTGGTTTCTGCTGCGCTTGGCGAACCTACGCCCGCACACCGGGCATACTGCCTCGCCGTCGCGGCTCGCGCCCCAGTCCCAAAGGCTATCCCTCGGGCTGTACGGTCCTTCCTTCCGTTCCGTCAGGTGCATTCATGCTCCTCTCCGTCTCTCTGATGCCAATGCAACGCCCGCTAGCGCGCTTTCCGCAACAAGTACACTATTCGAGTACATGCGCGTCTCAGATCGGCTCATAGTCCCTCTACGCCTCCAACAGCTCGTCCCCGCACATGTCCCACTGGCTTGAGCGAAGCTCCTCCGCGCTCAGCGGAAGCTCGTTTCGCATGCAGAAGCCGACCGGCACGGTGCCGCCGTTCGCCTTCGCCGTCCATGCGCGGCAGTGGTCGCACTCCTTGCACGTGGCGGCCTTCAGTACCTTGATGCGGAGGCGATGGAGGTCGCTCCAGTAGCACTCGGCCTGGATGTGAGGCTCCATGGCTACGCCTTCCTCGGGCGGCCGCCGCGCATGCCCGCCGCGACCTTGCAGCAGCTCTGCTCAACCATGGGGAGAGCGAGCGTCAGCGCCACGGAGAGCGCGGAGTCGCCGTCTGCGCCGTCGGGCATGCGGCGGTTGAACGCGACCTCGCACAGCGAGTCGTAGAACCTCAGGCGGTCCTCGTCGCCCATCTTGCAGCCCGCCTCGAAGAAGCTGCGGTCGAAGCCGAAGCTCTGCGGGTTGATGCCTGTGTTGATGTCCATTTTTCGGTTCCTTCCGGACGGGTCCAGAAACGGAGTTATCCACAATGCGAAAACCCTTGTTCCTTTCTGTTCCTTTCCTTTCCTTTCCTTTAATTGTTGTTTAGCTCACTTTTAAGCTAGGTTTATAGGTAGCTAAAAAGGTAGGTTTTAAGCTCTGCCTATCCGCTCTTGTCCTTGCTAGGCCTGCCGCCCTTCTTGCCCGCCGCAACCCTCTTCTTCGAGCAGTCGATGTTCGGGCGGATGCCCTCGAACACCATGTCCAGCGGGTACTCGAAGAACGGCTCGGTGCCGTAGCTCCCGTAGGCGATCACGCCGAACAGGAACTCGGTCTGCAGCTCGCGCGTCGGCAGCTTCAGCAGCGCCTTGGTGTAGCTCTCGTGCCATATGAAGCCCGAGGGCTCCGTGTCTCCCGCTGCGCGGAACCGCTCATCCTCTTCCACTCTTCCTCACCCCCATCGCGTCCCGAGCCTTCCAGTCCGAGCACGCGCGGCAGCGGCACCCGTACACGCTGTAGGCGATCTCGGTGCCGTGCCTGGCGCCCATCGGCAGCTCCTTGGGCTCGTCCTGTGGCACGTGCTTCGCAACGCCGTCCCACTCGATGCCGCCGCGCCCGTAGCACACCGGCATCAGACGTCCTCCATGTACTTCTCCTGGGCCTTGGCGCTGATAAGGTGCGCCACCTGCTTGAAATCCCTGCCGTAGGCGTCGGCCAGCTCGAACGCGAGGCTCCGGTAGCGCTCCGCCTCGCCGTCGGCACGCTCCCCTGCGTCCTGGGCCAGCCATGTGGCGAGAAGGCAGCGGGCGGCCTCAGCGAACCTCGGGTCCTCCTTGATGTGCATCGCCGCACCGCCTTAAAACAGGATGTCGTCGTCGTAGACCGACGCGTCGACCACGGGAGCCGCGATAGGAGGCTGATACGGATGCGGGGCGGGCGCGGTATGGGGCGCAGCGCCATGCTGCCCGTCGCCGCGGCTGGCCATGAACTCGATCTCGTCCACGATGACCTCGATCTTGCTGCGCCTCTGGCCGTCGCGCTCCCACTGGCTCCAGCGGAGCTTCCCCTCGATGGCTACCTTGCTGCCCTTGGAGAGGAAGCGGGAGACGGACTTGGCGCGGTTGCCGAACATGACGCAATCGATCCAGTTGGGGCGGTCAGTCCACTGCCCATCCTCCCCTTTAACACGGTCGTTGACCGCAACGCTGAACGACAGCACCTGCATTCCGCTGGCGGTTTGCCTTAGGTTGGGGTCGCCACCGATGTTTCCGCTTATCAAAGCTTTATTAATTGACATGCTCATACTTCCTTGTATAACTTTCCATTTTTGATGCACTGAATGGTCGATTTGGACACTCGATACCTGTCGGCTAAAACACCGTTCGGCTCCTTGGAGTTCTTTACTTCCCTCGCTTGCTGCGATGTGAGCTTTCTGCGCCTGTATATGCTTCCAAGCTCGTACAGCTCATGACGGATGTTCTCCTGTTGCGTGCACCATTCAAGGTTTCGCAAATTGTTGTTTGAGCGGTTCCCGTCTATATGGTTGACTTGGTATCCGGCTCCCCTTTCACCAAGAAACGCGATAGCTTCAATCCTGTGAATGCAAAACTTGGTGACACATCCATTTTTCGAAAGGGCAACTTTCGGGTATCCGCTGCTGTCTTTTATTGCCTTGACGAACCCTCCGTTGCTTGTGTTTCTCGGAACGGCGAACACGCGGCCCATATCGCTCACTAAGTACAAGCCTTCGTAACCGGGAACCCAGCGCCAGCGTTCGGAGGGATCACTCATTTGCCCGCCTTCCCGAGGTAGACCCTGCGCCTACCGTCTGCGTCCTTGCGGACGAGGATGCGCACCGGCAGCCCCTCGTCCGCGATGATCCTGTACATGTACCCGCGGAGCGGCTCGATGCGCTCCTCCTCCAGCGGCTTGCCCGTCGAGTCCATCACGACCTCGCACAGGTCCTCGCCGCTCTCGATGAAGGACGAGAGCATCATCTGGATGCGGGCCTTCTTAGCCCCGAGGTTGCGCCTCGGCAGCTCCTCGACCGGGCGGAGCCCGTCGACCGCCGTCATTCCGCCGCCTCGAACGCCGCCAGGGTGCCCTCCAGCTCCGCGCAGAACGCCTGGAGCTGCTGCACGTCCATGTCGGCGATGTCGACGCCGTACTCCTCGCGTGCCTGGGCCTTTATCTCGGAGATCTTGAAGCCGAGCGCGTTGGCGCGCCGCATGGCGGCGCCTGCGCGGCTCTGCCACTCGCCGAGCTTGATCCCAGCCTGGTACTGCTCCTTCGTCTGCTGGGGCTGCTGCGGCTGCGTCGGCTGATCGTTGAGCACCTCCACCTGGTAGCCGTCGGGGCCTGAGCCGAAGCCGCCCTCCATCTCCTCGCCCGTGTAGACCACTCCGAAGAGCGCCTCGGGGCATGCGTCTCGGGCGCACTCCGTGATGGCTCGCGCGGTGAGCATGGCCATGGGGTACTTCCTCCAGTTCTCCTTGCCGCTGAGCTGAGCCTGCTGCGCCTTGGCCATGTCCCATGTCACGCTGAAGGTGTAGTCGGGGTCGTCTGCGCGCACGATCTCGACCGTGGCCTTCCTCGCCTGCTCGTCCTTCTTGACGCGCAGCTTGTGCCCTGCCCTGCGGACATTGGCCGCGATCAGCTCCGCGCTCGCAGTCGGCTTCCCGTTGATCACCGTGATGCGGTACAGCGACTCTGCCGGGGAAAGCCCCATCGAGCGCCCGAAGTCCATCGCGATCAGGATGTTGGCAGGCGACCCCTGGTACGCCTTCGGCACCAGGGACCCCTTGCTGATCGTGTTCGCGTACTGCATCTGCTCCGCCAATGTGAGCTGAGGCTGGGCCTGAACTATCGCGTTACCCATTAGCGTTCTCCTTCCTGATGGTGTTGATGTGCCCGTGTATGCCCGCCGCCCGCATGTAGCCGAGCAGCCCGTGCTTCTGGGCGGGGGTCATGTCGCAGACGATGCAGTAGCGCCCAGCCGGCTCCGACGGCTGCGCTGCCGCCCGCTCAGGCTCGGGTTGCGGCTCCGGCTCGGGCATCGGCTCAGGCTCAGGCTCTGGCTCTGGCTCGGGGGCTAAGCCCATCTCTTCGTTGAGCTGGTCGATCCGCGCCTGCTCCTCCTCGCGCATCGCGTTGAGGTTCAGCGCCGCCTGCAGGCTCAAGGTGCGGAAGAACTCCGCCTCAGCCTCCTTCTCGAAGGCGAGGTGGCCCGTCTTGAGCGCCGCCCAGTCGTTGAGCGCCTGGACGAGCAGCGCGTGGAGCTTCTCCTGCTCCTTGACCAGGCTCCACGACTTTGCAACGCTGATCTTGTCTCGGACAATCCCGAAACGCTCGATCGGCACCAGCTCGGCCAGCGCGGGCGCATCGGACTCGTAGAACTCGCACATCAGCTCGAATCGCTCCTGGCGCTTCTGCGCGTTGCGCGCGTCAAGCTCGCCCTTGTAAGCGTCGACGAGCTCTTTCATGGGGGCGAGCGCCTCCTTGAAGGCCTGCTCGACCTCCTTCTGCGGCTCCTGCCACTCTCGCTTGAACCGCTTGCGCGCCTCGTCCGCGTCCCTGTAGTGGCGGCTGAGGTCCTGGCTGAGCCGCTTCACGTCCTCGTCGGCGGCGTTCTCCAGGGTCGAGCCCGCGAACTCCGCCACCACGGCGTTGCACTTCCTGATCTCGGCATCCATCTCGATGATGAGGTCGGTCACCTTCTGCTGATCGACCTCGACTACGGCAAGCTCGGTATCGATTACCTGGGCTTCCTCCTGCTCTGCCATTACTCCACCTCCATCTCTTCCATGAGCCTGAACAGCTCGGCTTCCCCCTCGCCCTTGGGCTCGTATCCGTCGGCGGCAAGCGCGGCGAACAGCGCCTTGCCCTGCTTCGCCATCGTCTCCTGGTACAGCGGCGGCTTGCCGTCCACCAGGCTCCGCGCGTCGGGCGTGCCGGGAAGCCCAAGCGCCACCGTCAGCTCGTTGATACACTTGCCGGCATTGGTGCCGCACATCTCGTCGAATCGCTCGACCTCGTGGCCGAAGCGCTCCTCGAAGCGCTCGGCGCACAGGCGCACGACGCTGCTGTTTGCGAAGCGGATGCTCCCCGCCTTGTCGTCGTCCACGCCGTTCACCAGCTCGCCCAGCCACTTGGCGCGGCGCTGCTCGGATTCCTTCAGTGCGCGCCCCACCTGGTCGATGCGCTCCCTGCGCTCCTCCTCGGCCCGGTCGGTCTCCACGGTGCCCTTGCGGTAAACGCTGCGGAACAGCCCCGCGCCGACCGCGACAAGCTCAGCGCCGTCGGCGCGCTCGACCAGCTTCTGCGCGTCGCCCTGGCCGCATTGGGCGAAGTACCCCCAGTCGCCGTCCGGCATCCGCATGGCCTTCGCGATGCCCGCCGCCTCCAGCTCGTCGTCGAGCTCCTGGGTCCTGCGCTCCGTCTCCAGGTCCTGCTTGATGCGGTCGTAGACGCGCCTCCACTCGGCCTCTCGGCAGTTGGTCAGCTGATCGACCGCGGCGCGGCTGAAGCTCAGCTCGTCGATGGCGAGTAGCCTGTCCAGGCTCATGTCGTCGGCGGCGTCCTGCACCTTTGCCCGTGCGCGCTTCACGCGCCCCAGGCTCTTGCGCCCCGACACCTTCTCGACGCGCTCAACGTCCGCGAAGTGGAGCGCCTGCTGGATTCCGCGCGACAGCTCCACAGGCGTGAGCTGCTTCTTGTTGTCGGCGGCGACCATCGCCACCATCGTGTCTGCGTCAGACTGGCTCTCGCACACCAGTGCGTTGGTGCGCTTTGTTCCCAAAACCTTCATGGCGCGGTAGCGGCGCTCGCCGTCCACGATGGAGTAGATGCCTCCCTCCTGCGCCACGATGATGGGGATGTTTGGCTGGCCGTCCTCGAAGCTGTCCGCGAACGCCTCGATGTCGCCGAAGTCCTGGCGCGGGTTGCTCTCGCTGGGGAACACGTCCTCCAGGCTGATTTCCTTCAGTTGCATGCTTTTCCTTCCATGTACTGGGCTTATGGTTTTTCGGTGATGCAGGGAAACGAACGACCGCTTGCTTCCCTGTTGTTGAATCTTTTTTAGTGTCTGACCTGCATAGATGCATTGTTTCGCTCTGTGTGACCTTTGAACGAACATACGGCGCATGAAAAGAGCGCCGAAACATATGGACGTCGATCGCACCGAGCAAGCCAAGAGGGACAGACGAAGGCTGCTAATAGAGGCGGCTGGCCTCGGAATCTCCGCGCTCGGCTTCCTGCTCGACCACGGAGCGGAGATCTTCGACCTCGCGCTGCAGCTCGCGCAGAGCCTTGCCCTTCTGTAGGTTCTCCCAGGCAAGCCAGACAACCGCCAGGTCTATGGCAATCCCTGCAAGCTGATTGACCAACTCCATCACTTTCCCTTCCTTCCTATTGCCTTTATGTCCTTGAGCCGCTGCTTCGCCGCGTCGTAGCGCAGCTGCAGCCGCTCGGCCTGCCACCGCTCCATGGCAGCGAGGTACTCCTGCTCCGCACGGCTGCGCTCGTAGGGCGTGGCGTCGGACGGCACCCGCTTCACGGGCGGCGGGGCGCTTGCCTTCTGGCGGCCTTTCTTCGCCTCGCCCCTCTCGAACGCCAAACGGCGCTCCATCGGCAGAGAGCGGAGCGCTTCGGCTATCCGCTCTTCTTCCCGCTGGATGTTCGCCCGCAGCTGGCACACGCCGCAGCGCCCGTTCTTGCGCAGCCGCATCCGCCAGGTGGCGCACTCGTCGCACCACTCCATCCGCCATGCGGGCACCCGCAGGGAGAGCCCCTGACTCTGCGCCTGCTTGCGCACGCTCTCGGCGCTTCGGCGCAGGTGCAGCTGGATCTCGCGCAGGGGCACCCTGCCCGCAGCTTCCCGCAGGTACGCAAGCTCGCTTGTCGTCCACTCACAGCTCATGCATCGCCCTCTACGCACACCACGGTGCGCGGTCGCTGCCTGTTGACCATGAACCCCACGTCGTATGGGGTGCAGAGCTTCCAGCTGTCCTTCTTGATCACGCCCGCCTCTTGCAGCGCGTCCAAGACGAACTTCTTGGCGAACGCCACGTTGTCCTTGTCGCTGCGCGCGTTGGGGCGGATCCAGGTGATCTCGACCGTCACATGCCCCTTGAACTCGGGGGCGCGCACCAGGCACTCGCGTATGCGGCCCTGCACGCTCTTCTTGAGGCTCGCGGCGGCGTATCGGTTGGCGCGCTCGCAGTTCACGTACTCGTTGAGGGTGGGCAACGTGCCAGGTATCTCGAACACGTACCGCATCAGAGCGCCAGCACCCAGAACAGCGCCACCAGCGTGGCGAATCCGCCCATAACGGCGGCCGTGTCGACGGCGAGCCGCCTGCGCTCCTCGCGGCGCATCTCCTCGCGCATTCGCGCCCTCTCCGTTGCTGTCATGCCTGTCTCCTCTCTACACGACGGGCGTCCACTGCTCGTCGATCCATCTGTCCAGCGCCTCGCTCCTGATGCGGTATCCCTGGGTGCATCCCCTGCGGACGACCGCCTGGAGGTTCCCGCGCCTGATCTCCTCGTACACGGTCCCCTTGCTGACGCCCGCCAGCTGGGCGACCTCCTGCACCGTGTACATCGGCTTGCCAATCGGCTTCTTGGGCATCGTCAGCTCCATGGCTGCTCCTTTCCTTCCTGGGTCGGCAGGGACGCGCGGCGGGGGATCCGTGCGCCCCTGCGGGCCAGAAGGTGGAAGTGCGCGGGAGGGAGGGAGGGTGTTGTGTCGTCGTTGAGCAAGAAAGTCCGGAACCTGCCCTCCCGCGCATGCGCCGTGTGGGCGCTTGGGAGAGGGCGGCGCGTTCCAAATCCCCATGTCCTGCATGGTGCCGTCCCCTCCCAGCCGCCCAGGCGGCCTGCTTGTTAGTAGAGAACGACGGCCACCGCGCGGATGACCGTCCCGTCCTCGCCCGTGACGCGCAGGCTGAAGCGCCTCTCGTCCCCGTGCGACGCGAGGCGCAACGCCTCGGCCAGCGCGTCCCTGTCGCTCTCGGCTTCGAAGCTCTTGCTGAACGCTGGGGTGTAAAAGGTGTAGGTCTGCATTTAAGGGCTCCCTCTTAATCTAGTTTAAGGTTTCAAATTAAAAAAAAATTAACCGAGGATGCGCTTCGCCATCGCGACCTTCTGGTCGCCGACCACGATGCGCTCATCCAGGTCGTTCATGCGGTTGGCCATCGCCACGATGTCCACAGTGTCCATGTCGTACACGCGTTTAGCCAGTTCGGAGCGCATCTCGAACATACGGTCGGTGAGGTTGTCAACCTGCTTCTGCATGTAGTCGATTTGCTTCTTCAGCTCTTCTGATGTCATCATCTTCGGCTCCTTTACATGCGCCTTTTGCTTTTCCTTGTTAAGAATCTTAATCTTAATTAAATCTAAATTCAACTCTTAATTTAGATTCTGTATACAACTTTTTTAATCTCCTTTAGAATCCCTGTTAAAGGGGGTTTAACAATGTCTGAGAAAGCACAACAATCAGCGTTTGGACGTAATGTAAAAGCGCTTCGCGAAGACAACGACATAACGCAAGCCGAACTAGCCTCCGCTATAGGTGTGTCTACTGGTCTTATATCTATATGGGAGACACGAGGCTCCAAGACACACAATAAGAAGACCATTGCCGCGCTCCGTGAAACACTGGACGCAACAGAAAAAGACTTGTTTGGCTACGGCGATGGCTACTACGCCAAGACTCGCGGCATGTCCACCATCGCGCCCAGGCCCGCCACAGGGTCCCTCCCGATCATCGGGGCCGCCCACGCAGGCGACCCGTCCCCAGCCTACGAGCTCGACGGCGGCACGCTCGACTGCCCGGAGGAGTACTGCCGCGAGGGCAACTTCTTCATCAGGATCAACGGCGACAGCATGGACAGGCAGCTGGTGGACGGCGCCTACGCGCTCATAGACGTGCATGCCCAGGTGAAGAGCGGCGACATAGCGCTGGTGAAGGTCAACGGCGACGACGCGACGGTCAAGCGCGTGAAGTTCATGGACGGCATCGCGGTGCTGGAGCCGGACAGCTCGAACCCCAACCACAGGCGCAGGATGATAGACAGCTCGGACCCCGAGTCCCCAGAGGTGCGGATCCTGGGCAAGGTCGTGTACGCGGTTACCAGGTTCTAGGAGGTTTGACGATGGGTCTCTTCTCTTTCTTGTTCGGCAGCAAAAGCAAAGGGCCGAATCAACCAGAAGTAACGGTAACGTACGTTCCGCCAGAAGACGACGGATGGGAGCGCGAGCTGAAAGAGCAACTCCGTCAGAGAGATGAGGGAAACCGCATCAAGCGGCAGAGGCTCGCGGACTTAGGAGTAGAAGTCGCGATGTTCACCGACTACGGTGTTGGAACCGATGCGAACTACTTCCTTCGCACGTTCCTCCCGCTTTACAAGCAGCCCGACCCCGCCACCGAGACTGTGGCCATCGAGTTTGAGAATCTGACATCGACGGGCAAGGTGCCGAAAAACGTCGCGGTCGGCAGATACAGGCTCGAAAGATTCGACGAGTACGGCACGGGAGAAGCGCTGAGCGTCCACATCAAATACCTGGTGGACGCTACGCCAAACATGGCAGACATCCATATATTCAAGAACCGGAAATCGCTTCATGTCTCGATAAGAAGAAGGAACGGCGAATTTCGCATAACATTCGCAGGATCGGGTGATTTCGATCGCGATGTGAGGACGATGCTCTACCACGAGAAGGAGGGCAAAAGTCAAGAGGACGCAATGTCCTCAATAGCATACGAGCTGGGAAAAATGGAGTAAGGGAGAGAGAAGATGAAGAACTCTCATAGCAGTGAACAACGACGAGCAGCTGTTCAAGGACGTGCTTGAGAGCGTATCGTTCAGCTAATGGAATACGGAGCCGCAGAGTTGAAACAAGAAGAGGAAGCCACATAAGCGAGACTGCTCGACAAATCCAGCGAAGCGTTCATTCTGGCAATCGAGCTGTACAATAGGCCGAGCATAAAATACAGGGTCGAAGGGTTCTCGTTCTTTATCTGCAACGCCTGGGAGCTCATGCTCAAGGCGAAGCTGATAGCGGACAAGGGTATATCCGCCGTCTACTACAAGGACAACACCGACCGGACGATCACGTTTGATCGCTGCATCTCTCAGGTATTCACGAACGATAAGGACCCACTGAGGCGCAACCTCGAGGACATCATCCGCCTACGCAACACGAGCACGCATTTCATTGTCCAGGAATACGAGCAGATCTATGTCGGCCTGTTCCAGTCATGCGTGACAAACTTCGATGAGAAGATGTACGAGTTCCACGGAAGGAGGATGTCGGACGTCATCCCATAGCATTTCCTGATGCTGTCGATGAGCGCCAACCCAGCCACGCCGGAAGTGATACGCGCCAAATGCCCAGTCGAGATAGCCTCGAAATTCCTTTTTGATGAATCGGAAATCGAGCAAGAGCAGCTGCTCCAGGAGAACCAGCGGTACTCGTGCATCTTTCTCACCGAAATGTCGATAACGAAGAACCCCAAAAATGCCGACTTCACCGTCGCCATCGACAACTCGTCCGATAGGACGATCAGAACCGCGAAGGTATTCCAGGATCCCAAGAACACGCATCCGCTGTCCATGAAGAAAGTGCTCGAGCACGTCAACTCGAGGCTCGGCAAGCTCAGGGTTGAAATCAAGGCAAATGGCGAACCGAAGGAGTTCACAGGCAATGACTGGAAGCTGTTCCTGAACTTCTACGACATCAAGTCGAACAAGGAACTCGCCTACAAGCAGGAGGTCGGACAGAACGGCAGCTACACATACTCGATGAAGACCGTTGACTTCATTGTGGAGAGGATTCGCGAGAACCCGTCTGGAGTCATTGATTCCCTCAAGCAGGCACTCAAGAATAAGAAAAACGAGACGACCCCAGGGGCAAAGGATTCTAAGCGGAGATAACCGCCTACTCCCATTCGGGAACCCAGCCGCTTTCCTTCGCGGGTACGTCTCGTTGCCTACTATCGTAACGCAGGAACGCAGAAATCGTAAGCCACTAGATGTAGACAAACAGCATGTCGGAAATGCAAGAAACACAACATATCGAATCGGACAAGGAAGGCGGCACGAAGCCGCCCCCTGGGGTCCCCTACTAACACACTGTGCTTCCAGGTACCGAGACAAGCATACCTTACCCTGCAGCCATTTCCACCTTTCAACGAACCGAGCCGAAGGAGCCGAGAAATGCCCAAACGATCATCATGGGGCAGCATCGAACGGTACAAGCCGGGCGTGTACCAGATCCGCTACCCCCTGCCGCCCGACCCAGACACGGGCAAGCGCCGCCAGGGCTTCGAGACGCTGCACGGCACCAAGGCCGAGGCGACCGCCCGCCTCGCGCAGCTCCGGATGCTCCACGACCAGCGCCAGGCAAGCTCGCGCATGACGGTGTCCATGCTCTGGGAGACGCGCTACCTCCAGCACATACAGAGGCTCGCCAAGTCGACCGTGCGGGGGTACGTCAGCGCGTACAACGCCCACATCGCCCCCGCGTTCGGAGCGTGGGACCTGGAGCGGCTCTCAAAGCGCGACGTGCAGGAATGGCTCGACGGCATGAGCTACGGGGCAGCGAAGAGCTGCTTCGCCGTCCTGCGCGCGATGTACTCGTTCGCGGAGGACGAGGAGCTGACCGACAACGGCGTGATGCGCAAGCGCTACTCCATGCCCGACGCGAAGAAGCCCGCGCGCAAGGTGAACACGGCGGTCCACACCGAGGAGGAGCTGAGGTCGATCCTGCAGGCCGCCAAGGGCGAGCCGTGGGAGGGCGCGTACATCCTGTCGGCGTTCGGCGGGATGCGCCGCTCCGAGGCGTTCGGGGTCCGCTGGGAGGACGTTGAGTTCCTGGAGGGCGGGTGCGCCATCGTCCGCGTAAGGCGCGGGGTCCAGCTCCTGGGCGGCGAGGTCCAGATCGTCCCCACCAAGACGGAGAGGAGCGAGCGCGACGTTGCCATCCCCTCGCCGTACGCCGACCGTCTGCACCGCCTGTTCCTGGAATCGCTGGGAGACACGTACGTGTGCGACGACGGGCACGGAGGACCGGCCAACCCCGAGCGGATGAGCGACGCGTACCGCCGCTGGCACATGAGCAGGCCGTTCCCCTACGTGCCGTGGAAGAACTTGCGCAACTCGTACGCGACCATGCTCCATGCCAGAGGGGTCGACCTCGCCGACGTTGCCCGCCTCCTTGGCCACACGACGCCCGTCATAACCTACCAGCACTACGACAGGCCGAGCGCAGAGCAGCTCGCATCCATCGTCGGCATCCTCGGGGAAAAGAAATAGCCCGCTGCGCGAAGGAACCGTGGAAACGCAGCGGGCGAAAGGAAAAGCGCCGCACAATTTGCCCACATTTGCGGCATCGAGAAGAGTAGCGAAGGCATCACCTGGCAGCGCGGAAACGGCAAGGTTTCGGCGTTTTCCACAACGTTGTGCATAACCTGTTGATAACTTTCTGCACATCTCGCAAAAAGAAAGCAGGTCGGAAACGCTTATAATCACGTTCCGACCTGCGGTTTTATCATGGCGCGCCCAGTAGGATTCGAACCTACGACCTTCGGATTAGAAGTCCGCTGCTCTATCCAGCTGAGCTATGGGCGCACAGCCAAATGATTATAACTCACTTAGCTAAAACAAAGAAGCCGCCCTAGAGACGGCTTCTCAAACG